TCCCCGGTGTCTCTCATTGGTGCCCTCGACTTGTCTGTGTGCAGCGCAAAAAACCGGAATAGGAGACACACCATGCACGTTGTTCTGGACGCCAAAACGCTCAACGCCCTCGTCGCCCGCGCCAATGAGGGCTTTTTGCAGCACTGCCCGGCGCTGTCGCGCTGTAAATGCGTCGGCAACTCCGCGCTTTCGGACCAAAAGAAACACTACATATACACGGAAACTCTTGATCGTGTAATGGCCGATCCGTTCGACTGCGGTCGTAAGCTGGCCGCGCTTGTGAGTAGGGATTTGTTGAGCAAAACAGATAATCTACTAGCTTTGCCGCAAATCAGCGACCCGCAAGACGAATTGCACTGGCAAGGCGGGTCGCCAATCTTTGCCGTCCATCAGTACGACAACAGCACTCTTGCGCTTCTGGCCGCGTTTGAACTCCGCCCCTACGTCGCGCCAAAGGTCTTTTCCGCGATTCCCGAGAAGCCCGCACCCGCGCCGGAGCCGCTCGAAACGTCGCCGGACGAGGTGCTTGATTGAAAACCACTACCCGCGCCCGCTACCGCCAGCGCTGCCACCGCATGCGCACCCGCGCCGGAAAATGTGCGCGGGTGCTTGCAATCGCCACGCAGGTCATTGCTGAAGTCATGGGGCGGCGGCTATAATTTCGCGGGCGTGTTCTTCTTATTCCGCTGCTCCCAGAAAATCCGACCGACTTCATTCCCCACCGGAGGACCCTTCGAAACTTGGTCGCGGAACCACCCGCGCTTCCGGCCCCACGCCGCGAGAATCAAAGCAAACAACACGTCATCGTGTTCGCCCTGTGGAGCAGAATACACCGGCAGATAGGATCCTTCGATCCGCTGAAACTGGTACGCCTTCATTTGGTAGACCAGCTTTTCGAAGCACTTCGGCACGATCACCGTTTTGCGTTCAATCTCAAACGCGAGATTGTTCACCATGTCCACCTTCACGGCGCGGTTTAAGCTCACGTCGCGGCAACCGGGAATAGCTTCTTTGTAAAGCTCAACATACCGCTCGCGGTTTTGAGCCTGAATGTGAGTGGCGTCGATCACCGCATCTGCTTGCCACGCATTGACGATATTTCGAGCCCGCTGGGCCTGTTCGTGGTGCGGAATCTGAAGCGGAAATTCCTCACTGTACACTACGCAGCCCGTTTCAATGTCCAGAATACACACGGACGTGTGATCGACCACGCGGCCAATGTCGATCCCGGCAATGTAATTGTGCCCGCGCTCCGGGCCAACGGGCGGCACAAGATCAACCAAAATATCGTCAACGTACCGGAAGACCGCATTGGCCGAGGCCAGAAACTCGCATTCGTACTCTTGCGCGTACACGGACGGCGGCAGCGAAGCGCGAATCCGGGAGAGAGCAAGCTTGCCCTTTTCGGTTTGAAAGCGAAGACCTGTAGACGTGGGCGAGAGCCACGATTTGATTCGGTCGTGGTTCGCTGGAATCTGGCCTTCTTGGTACAGATTGTACACCCAATTTTTCCCGCTGGGCGACGTACAAAGCAGCATTTCCCCGCCAGCGTCCGAAATCATCGGCAGCAGCACGTTGAAATAGATGCTCTCCTCCATGAAGGCTGCTTCGTCCGCGCAAACCATTTTCAGGCCGGACCCGCGCAACGTGTCCTCGCGGTCTGTTGAGCGGAAGCAGATTTCCGAACCGTTCTTCATTTCAAGGCGCGGCGGAAACTGCTGGTAGGGCCGCCGCACAAGCTGCATAAATTCGCGGCTTTTCATCATCATGCGCATTTGCTCAAACGAACGCGACATGGCTTGAGACGTGTACCAGATTTTACAGCCCGGATACTGCTGCGACTTGACCGCCATAGCCACCGCCTGCTCCGTCGTTTTGCCGAAGCGGCGGCCCGCGATATGCACCTTGATCGGAGCTGGGTGCGTCAGAACTTCGTGCTGAATTGGCGTAACCTTGAAGCTGATCGATTTCATCGTGAATTTCCCCGGTACCAACAATATCGAAACAGACGCTAACTTTGTCATCCACCGTCGCCACGCCGCACGCTTCCTGCCAATCCTTCAGGAAGCGAATCGCCACCAACGATTCCCGCTCATGCCCTTTGGTGGCAATAACCATAGCCCGGTCGAACAAGACCGAATCAACCAGTGCAAGTTCTTTGGGAATGTCACGCGCAATCGTCTGCGGGGGCGCCGGCATATCGGGCGGCGGTTCCGACGGCAGGCCTTCTGGCCACTGCTTTTTCGGGCGTCCGGCTTTCGCCATGTTTACAGTTTCGCCACAGCCGGCATGGAATTACCTACGCCCCACGACCGGCGCAAAATCTGCATATCCACCCGCCAGCGCCCACGTGGTCCCGTCGGCACGCGAAACGCACCCGGCACAAGCCCCCGCTTTGCCAGCCGCCACAGGCTTTCTTCGGTTTTGTATCCGTAAATTCGGGCGACATCTTTCATGGTTCCGTACTGTTCAGCCATACCGAACCTCCTTAACAGTGATCTACCACTAAAAACCCAATAAAACAATTCTGAAACCGCAAAGAATAAACAGATCAAACCCGACTTAACCCGACAATTCCAAACAATGCCAGAACTAACGACCAAAAAAAGCGCGTAATTGCTGGCGGATGGTCATATAAGCGCCGCCGGAGGTGGTTTTTCATGCCGTCAAGCGCAATGCTGGCCGCCGTTGTCGTTCCTGAGGAAGTTTTGCCCGCCGACGAGGGCAGCCGCTGGCGTCGTGTTCTGGAAATGGCGGAAAAGCAGGGCAACAAGGACAAGGCCGCGTTTGACAAATTCGTTCGGCAGTACAAAACCGGCTCAGTAGCCCCTGAAGCTGAGTTCGACACCGAAAAAATCTCCGCAAACCAGACATTTGGCTTCATTAATGTGCTGCTTTCGCTGCTCTACCACCAGAATCCGAATATCTCGATTGAGCCGCGCCTTGAATCGGGCCAAAGTCTGGATCGGCTGAAGTTCCTAGTTGAGCAGCAAGTCATTGCCACCGAGTGGGAAGGCCGCGAAATCTTCGCCCAGACGCTCCAGAAAGTTCTTGAATACAGCTATGAGGAGGGCCTGAGCGAAAAACACAACAACGCCGCGCTCTTCGAAAATCTGGCCCGTGGGCTGGGGTGGACCAAATCCAGCTTCGACCCCATGCGCGGCCTTGACCGCTGCGACGCACTCCGGCGCGATGAAGTCTTTGTCGATCCACACGCCCGCTGCGATGTATCTCAGGCCCAGTACATCGTTCAGACTTGTGTGATGCCGATTGACGCCGCCCGCGAACTGTTCGCGGCCAAAGAGTTCACCGGCAAGATCGAAGCAAATTACACGCTTTCGCAGGGTGCCGGCCTTGAAGCCCAAAAAGCCAAGCAGAACGACCCTGCCGCAGGCGAAAAAGACTGCTTCAAATTTTACGAAGTCTGGAGCAAGCAAGGTTCGGGGCGCTTTGTCGATTACTGGGATGGCGTGACAAAACAGCACCTCATGCGGCGCGATTGGCCGTTCATGCTGGATTACGACGAATTTCCGTTTGAGGCCTTGTGCTTTAACCAGCAATACACGCAGGTGTCAGACGCATTTTCCGATGTTCAGGTCGTGGCCGGTCTGCGCAAGCTGTACGAGGAAATGGTCGAGTATTTCCAGCGCCACATCCGCCGGACGCTGGCAAAGAAAGTGCTCTATGATTCTTCGCTGCTGAACGAAGAGCAAGCCCGTCAATTGATGGACCCTTCAGATATGCGCTTCGTCGGCGTCAAGGCCGACGGCAAAAGCATTGACGGAAGCGTGAAGGTTGTCGATTTCAACAGTGGCGTTGATACGTCATCCATGCTGGCGCGCGACGTGAAGCAGATTGCCGACGAAATCGTCGGCATGGACGAAATCCAGCGCGGCGGCATGGGCGCTCAAAAAGAAATCACCGCAACGCATGCCGAAATTATCGACGAATACGGGCGGCTTCGCATGGGACGCCGCCAGAAAATGCTTGATGAGTGGCTAACGCGACAAGTTCGCCACCGCGCCCAAATCGTGCGCCAGCTTGTGACCGCTGAAAAAGTCCGCAAAATCGCGGGCGAAAAAGCCGCAATCATCTGGGAGATTCTTGCTTACGACCCCGAAGACTTGATTGCTGAATACTCCATCGGCATCGTCGCCGGAAGCTCCGGCGAACGCGCCCGCCGCATGAAGATTGACCGCATGCTGCGCATGTCTGCCCAGATGCAGACGGAAAACGAAAAGCTGGGATGGCAGAAATACAACACCGAACGCCTTATGCTCGACATGTTCCGCGAAGACGGGGAGCGACACCCAGAGAAATATCAGAACCCAGAGCAGCCGGAAAAACCGGAGGAAGATACCGCACAGCCATTCCTTATCAACGGTTCATCGGTAGATGGATTACTAAAGCTCGCGCTTCCGCCGCTTCAAAACGTTCCTCCCCTGATCTCGTTCGAAGAGGCGCGAAATATCGTTGCCAAAGCGCTGGGCGTACCGGCTGGCGCTGCTCCCGCTGAAAATGCCGTACCCGCGCCGGTTCCCCAAGACTCTCAACTGGCCGTTGTGGAGTAAACCCCGTGATTCCTGTTCCTTGCAGTCAATGCCAGTTCAGCCATACCACAAAAACAGGCGTCATGCAGTGCCGCATGAATCCGCCGGCCGCCGCTGGATTCCCAAAAGTGGACGCCGCCACGTTTTGCTGGCAGGGCCGTGAGTTTGTCCGTCGCATGTCCGACTTGGACGCGCTCGAAAACGATCCCGCGTGTTCGCCTGTTCCGCCACAGCCCGTCGAACCCGCCGCGCCAGCCTGTGAGGAAACCGCCCATGAGCCGCCACAAAACGCAGTCGAAACGCCCGCCGCAGACGGTGCCGGAGCTGGACCAGTCAAAGCAAAACGGGGGCGGCCCAAAAAGCATCACGGATTTAATGGGCGAATTTTGGCAAACAGTCCACACAGCACAGGCGAAAAAATCCCCGAAGCGTGACGGCTACTTTTGCGCCAAAACCGACGAAGGCCCGAACGGCATTTACACCAAATACGATCCGGGCTTGGGAATTACACCGCGCGGCCGGTCTCACCGTGAGGCCGAAATGAAACGGCGCGGAATTGTTTGCATAGGCTAGGAGAAAAACGCATGCCGGAAGAAATCAGCGCAGAATCTATTGCTGCGGACGTACAGGCGCAGCAGGGCGGGGAACAGCAGCAGTCCGCAGCGGACCGCGGCGAATCACAACAGGCCGAAGCACAAGCCCAAACATCAGAAGCCGGGTTGCCCGCCGATGTCTCCGAAGCCTTCGGCGGCGCGAAATCGTGGGCCGAAGTGCTGGCATATAAACAGAACATCGAGCAGCGTTACAGTGCCAGTTCCCGGCAAGGCCATGAATTGGCCCAGCAGGTCAAGCAGTTGGCGGAATGGCGCAAGCAGATGGAGGAGAAACAAAAAGCCGCCACGCCGGCCGATTTCTATGGCTACGCGAATGTCGCCGAATGGAATGACGCCTTCAAAAAAGATCCACGCGGCGCTCTGGGTAAGCTGATGCAGTCGTACATTCAGAGCAATCCCGACGCGCTGAAGCCGGTCGTTGACCCGATGCTGACCGAGAGGCTTTCGCCCTTCGAGCAGGCGCGCATGGAACAGCATCAAGCCGAGCAGCGCGATTCCGCATTCAAAAAATACCCTGACTACGCACCCGGCACCGAAGGCCATAAGGCGGTGGCGCAAACGCTGCAAAGCAATCCCGGATTGCTCGACGCTATCGAGGCCGCCGTCAAAGCCAATCCATCGCTGAATGCCACAGAATTGGCAATTCGTTACGCGGCATTCGACCTTGTACAGCAGCAGAAGCAGGGCGTCATTGCCCAACAGAAGGCCAGCGGACAGCGTGCGGCGGTGGCGCGACCCAGCACAGGCGGTAAAACCACGCCAAAGAAAGGCGACTTTGCCGACGGCATGCGCGAAATTGCAGCCGAACAGAACGCGCCGCTGGAATGGGCCGAGCAGCTCACCAGCGCGATAAATAAGTCGATGCGCTGATATATTTCCAGCTTTTTACCGACTTAAACCGGCACCAATTGAACTACCGAACGGCGACCCATAGCGGACGCCGTTTTTTTATTGTATTGGAAGCCTAGGTGTGCGAGTGCGCTTTGCACTGTACGGCCCCGGCGCTCTGCGGCAACCCGGTTCATTCGGCCCCGCAAATACGACGGCAACCCGGCAACGAAGCGGCCAGCACGGTGTCTTTTCCCGTTTTGGTCTGCCCTTTTGTTCTGGGCATTGTCGGAGGTAGCGCCCATGCCGGACATCGGCGCATTTTATACCGCAACGATTAAGCGGCAGATTCTGCCCAAGATCGAAGATGCGGTGATCGAACGCAACGAACTCTTGAAGTTTCTCAAAGACAAAAAGTGCATTTCCTACGGCAACGGCGGCGACGGCTTCCAGTTCCGCGTACGCAACGGGGAAAGCACCATCGGTGGCTCAACGTCGGATTGGGGCGTTCGTAATTTCCAGACGACCCAGCCATTCACGGCGCTAACGAATACATATCGTCAGTATTCATGGAGCCTTGCGGTGTCGCTGTTCCAGATGCAGCGTAACCAGAACGCCGGCCCCGAGGCGAAGATGTTCAAGATGCTGGCCGAGCAGGCGAACGAGGTTCGTCAGGCGGCCACGTACCGCCTCGGTTATCACGCCTACAACGGCAACACCGCAACCACGACCGGCGACACGAGCACGCCGATTGACGGTCTGGCCGACATCATCGCCACGACCAACACATACAGCGGCGTGGATCGCTCTGTTTCGGCGAATGCTTACTTCCGCGCCCAGAGCAAAACGGTCGCGAAATTCACGGCGGACACCGACACAACCGGCGTCAATGACGGCGTGAACTCGATGGAAGAGCTTTGGCTGGCGTGCTGCCGTGGCAAGCAGAGCGGCGACGGGATTCCTGATTCTGTCGCTACGGAAAAGGACGAACCGGACGGAATCGCGACTACGCCGGACATTCTCCGGGCCTATTTCCTCTCGCTGGCCCCGCAATACCGCTACAACGACGGCAAGGCCGATCCGAACAAAACGCTCACGTTCCACGGTGTCCCAATTTTCTGGGACAACGTGTGTCCGAGCGGGAAAATGTGGTTCCTGAACTCGCGCCATCTGAATTTCGATGTTGTGGGCGACGAACTCATTTCCGTGCTGGTCGAACGCGATGAACCGAACCCCCCGACACATATCTGGCTGGTTGGCGGCCAGTATCAATTCTACAGCACCAACCCGCGCTACCAGGGCGTGCTCAACGTCACCGCGATCTAACGGAGGCTGACCACATGGCTTTTCTCGAAAACTACGCAGGCGACGTGACAGCGGCTTACACCGCTACACAGTACTACAACGGTCAGACACCGCGCGTGGGTGATTGGTACTTCGATCACGTGCGGGATGCAAAATTCGTGTTTCTGCGCAACTCCGGCGCTTCGGCCATTGCGGCTAAAAACGTTGCGGTGTCGCTGACCACGAACCGTGCTCTGGCCAGTACGGCGGGCACCATCGCATCACCAGCCGCAACTCCGGCGTGCATTCAGGCCGCTGGCGGCACGAACAATCAGGCGTTTGCTGGTTGCCGTGTCTCCGGCGCTACCTCGCTGGCACAAAACGAGTTCGGCTGGTTCCAAATCAGTGGCCCGGCGACGCTCACCGCAGACGCGGCGGGCACCACGGCGGACTCTATCGTTGTCACCTCCAATGCCACGGCGGGCGCGGTCGAAGCGATTGCCGCGACATACGCCATTGCAATGGGTCCGGGAACGATGATTGGACTCGCCCGCACGACCACGGCAAGCGGCGATGTTGCGGTAGACATCACCTCGAATTGTTGGGGCATTTAACACAACCAAAGACCGGCGGGCGGGGAGCGCTGGGACTCCCCGCCCTGCACGTCCACTCTTTTTCAAGGACGCTTTAAATCATGGCTGGACTTGAGCGCCGAACCCTCACCGCACACCGCACCCCCTACGGCGCATACCTCGCCGGAGCGGACGCAAACACCACTCTCACTACGTCATCCCCGAAATTCATCAGGGTTGTCCCCACGGCGTCGCGCGATTATACGCTTCCCGCGATTGCGAGTTCGGCCGGCCTCTGGTTCGTAATTTCCAACTTTTCGGCTGGCGCTAACAACGTGGTCGTGAAAAAGCCCGACGCCAGTACGCTTGTGACGCTTAACCAAAACGAAGCGGCGGTGATCGTGTGCAACGGCACTGACTGGTTCCAAATGGGCGTGATTACGATTGCCCAGAGCTAACCGAAAGGAATTAGCCAATGGCAAACGTGAACATCGTCGATGGTGGAGTCGTTGACGCCAGCAACACAGATAACACCGTGACCTTTCAGAATCAGGCCGGAACGACTGCGCTAAAAACCGGCGTAACAGTCTGGAATAAAGGCACGGCCACCGTTTACATCAAGTTCAACTCTTCGACGGTCACGGCAACAAATGCGGAAGAGGTAAACAAAATCTACCTCGACGCCGGCGACGCCGTGCGGCTGCCAAACAGCGTGCAATCGTTCGCGCACAAAACCGCGTCCGGTACGGCGAAACTGCAACTGGTGAGGGCGTAAACATGTCGTTGCCGGGTGCAGGCGTATCGTTGGCTCCGGGAAACGCCGACCTTAAAAACGCGGGTGTCATCGAGCGCGTCGTGAAGCTCACGTCCGCGAATATGAACTCCACGGCAGACCAAGCAATCACGATCCCCAGCACTCTCTACCGCGTCACGCAAATCACGGCGCGCAATGCTAGTATCAGCCTGACCACGGCGGCGGGCGGGATTTACACGTCCACTGCAAAGGGCGGAACGGCGGTTGTTGCTGCCGCGCAGGTCTACAGCGCACTGACCGCATCAACGAAATTCGTTGATTTAACACTGGCCGTAACGGCGGACGTGCTCACGGCAGGAACGCTTTACCTTTCGCTTACCACAGCCCAAGGCGCTGCCGCCACGGCTGACGTTTACGTGTTCTATCAAGACTATGCGTAACGGAGCTCGACATGGCGCAGCCACAGCCGCAGCTTTTTACGCATTGTCCGCGCTGTAACCGCACGACGCGCCAGCACGCCAATGCCGTTCCAAGTTGCACCAAATGCAAGCAGCCTTCGTGCAACACGATCACTCTAAATACGCACGCCACAATGTTTCTTCGTGTAAATGTACAGGAGGCGCAGCGGTAAATGTCCTTCACATTTGCAAACGCGAAAACGTTTCTGCGCGACTATAACAAACAGTCCGCCAGCGATCAGTCGGACCGCATCATTGCGCGCATCGCCAACGATGCAAACTTCGCGCTTCATTCGTTCGGTGACTGGGACTTTGACAAGAAAGTTACAAAGCTGAACGTTGCGGCGCTGCTAAACGACGGCACCGTTGACATTGCAAATGGCGACAACACGGTTGCACAGAACGACGCCGCATCGTTCTCGTCTTCCCTGTTGGGGCGGTATATCCGCATCAACGGAGACCCTGCACAATACCTGCTTACGGCCTACGTAGACACGACCCATATGACAATCTCCCCGGCATATTTTGCAGACAGTGTAACGGCTGCAACATACCAAATTACAAACGACCGGGTTTCTCTCCCTACTGATTTCCGCGACATTTACAGCGCACAGCTTGACATGGTGACAGCGCCCATGTGTTCTGTCCCGTTGGACCAGATTTACTACCGGCGGCAGTTCTACAAAGAGCTGAATTATCCGCGTCTTTACGCTGTGGAATGGTCAACCAGTGTGAGCGTAACCACAGACCGCGTTCCATACCTTCAGATTTACCCGGCGGCACAGAGCAAGCAGCAGATTACGATCTTTTACTATGCGTGGCCCGCTGAAGTCGTTGCAGATGCGGATCTTTTTGGGCTTCCAGTGCAAGCGGAGCCGGTGCTCCGTGAATTTCTGGTTGCGTACATGCTGAAGGAACAGCGCGACCCGGCATGGAAAGAATACTTGGGGGCGGCGCGGCGTCTGGCTGAAATCAATCTCGCACAGTTCCGTAGCCAGCCGGATGTAGGGCAAAAGGAACAATGGTCTCCCTACGGCGACGAAGGCCGGAGCAGTTCACTGGGCACGCTTTTTTACCCACTGGCCCCCGGTGAACCGAGGTTCACATAATGGACTCCACCGAGTTCAAAACAGTCGAACTCCTGCCGGTGGAATTGAACCGCGACCTGTCGCAGGACCGGCTCGAACCGTCACAGGCTCGCATCCTGCAGAATATCGATGTTCTCTGGGCCGCCGGCCGAATGCGGCGCATCTCTGGCATGGCGCGGCTTGGCATTGAGGGTTCAGCCAATGGATATTTCAACTCATTTGTTGCGACCCGCCGCGACTGCAAGGCTATTTTGATGACGTGGGACAGCGGCGGAAATGTTCTGACGTTTCCCGGCGACGGGACCAGCCCTTGCGCGGGCCCGATGCCGCTTTGGAATGATTACAGCCCCAGCGCGCAGCAACTTGCAGACAACGGCGGCACAGGGCCGCGCATGAATGAGGACATCGGCACGTTCGAACAGGGTTACTGATGTTCTACGTCGTTCAGACCGGCAACGGGGAGGCCAGCGAGCAGTTACGCGCGACCGAGGCGCACCACCGGGCATGGGCGGCGCGGCACGGCTGCGAATACATCGCCCATTACGGCAATCCGGCGGAAGGCGACGGGCGAACGGGGCATTGGGGGAAAGTGTGGTGGCTGCGGGAAATCGCCCGAACGTGCGCAGACGGCACGAAAGTCATGGTGATGGACACGGATGTTCTGGTCTGCCGCCCGGACGTATCGCCCAAGACCGCTTTACAGGATGGATTTGATTTTGCGGCGTGTGCTGTGGCGTGGCGGCTGAATCCGCACCGGTGGACGTACAACAGCGGCGTGATGGTCTGGAGGATCACAGAAAAAACGCGGGCGATTCTTGACGAGGTTTGGGCTTTTCACGATTCGGAAACGTACCAGAGCCGCGTTTACAAGTTCTACGACGAGCTTGCAATCAATTGGGTTTTGACTCATGGGGAAATGCCATTTGGTACCCGCGAACCGGCCACGCTACCAACTCGGGTTCCGGTTCAGGACTTGGCCCCGGAGTGGAATTGCTGGAAGTGGCATCATTTGGAAAGCTGCCGCGATCCGTTCATTAAAGCGTGGCACATGACCGAAAAACAGACCGCAACGCGGCGCGTGAAAGCCGAATTGGAGAGGCTGAAAGTAAATGGCATTGCAGGCGGGTAATACAGCCCTGAGTTCGCTCAATACCGCCCACCGCGTCCATTTCGCGCAGGTGAACGATGTTGTCGTTGCCGTCAACGGCCACGACGCAAATCAGGTCTATTGGACTCGCACCGCGACCGCCGCAACGCTGGGCATGGCACAGCCCGGCGCGGCCCCCGGCGCGTCCGCCAGCGGCGCGGGCAACGTGACCGGAGCCGTGCAATACCGCGTTCGGTGGGTTGACGAATTGCGCGGCGGAACAATGTCGCTTCCGTCCGCGTCGGTGTCCGTCACAGTCACGGACAACACCGTCGCCGTGACGCAGCCCGCTTCGCCACCCAGCCGCGCAACACACTGGATCGTTGAGCGCACGACGAACGGTGGTTCGGTGTTTTTCCCGGTCAATCGCGACAGCGCCGCACCTTACGGTACGGCCATTTCCACCACTTCGTACAACGATACCGTTGCCGACGGCACGCTGCGCAACCGTATTGCAATCGATTCGCGGCAGGGCATGCCGAACCCGTACCGGTTTGCTTTCTCGAACGCTGGCCGGATTTTCCTTGGCGGCGGCCGCGTACACCGCGCTTCGGCATCGCTGACTAATTCGAATACAGCCGTCTCTTCGGGAAGCGGCTTTAATTCGTACATGATCGGCCAGGATTTGGCCGCGACCACCGACACCGACGGCAAAACATACAAAATCTCAGCCGTAGGCGGCGCAACGGCGCTGACGCTGGCCTCGGCGTATACTGGCACAACCGCAACAAAAACCGTCACCATTGCCGGCCGCCGCGATATTGGCGCGTGGTCTGAGCCGAACCGCCCCGAAGAATTTGGTTCCGCCACGGCGGTGGGCTGGTCGAACGAGGTTCAAATCGGCGACGACGGCCAGCCCTTACTCGGTGGCTGCGGCCTTGGCGCGGCTGGCGTTGTTTGGGCAAAAGAAACACGCTCGTACATGCACAGCTACACGTTCAATCCCGACGGTGTTTTAGGCGATGGGCGCTTGGTGGAATTGCCCGGGCGGCGCGGAACAGTCGGCCCGCTGGCGATTAAATTTCACGAAGGCCGCGCATACGGTATCGACCAATTCGGCATCTGGCGCATGGCCCCCGGTGGGCGACAGGAAGAAATCGGGCGCGACATTGCGCATGATTGGCGCTCATGCCAGCTAGATTACACATACGCCGACAACTGGCACATTGCATGGAGCCCGCAGGACCGGGCGCTTTTGTTCTTCGTAACGTTCTTTGGCGCGGCATATCCAAAAACGGCCTACGTCTGGAGCCTTGAGCGCGAAAAATGGATCGGCACGCGGCAGTATGACCAGCAAATCACGTCAACGGTCGTGCTGCCCGACAGTAAAGGCGTGCTGCGAATGGTACTTTTCAGCGCGCCGCAGACCGATAGCGGAAACACGGTGAAAAGTTTTGCGTGGATGGACGGCATTTCGTACACACGGGGCGCGCCGCCTGCGTCCACGTCGCCGCTGACCGGAACGGTGACCAGCAGCACGGCAGGCAACATCTCCGTGTCAGGTGCGTCTTTTCCAACCACAAACGGCGGGCTGGAGGGTTGCGCGGTCACGGTACGCAACACGGCGGGCAGCGAAGAGACGCGGATGATTTACAACAACAACGGCACCTCATTCGATGTTCTCCCGGCCATGACCATCACGCCCGCCACGTACCGCCTCGCCCCAATTCCTGCCGTTTACCGTTCCGGGCGCATATCGCTTGACCTGAGCCGCAAACAGCAGGTGGTCGAGGTTTGGGTGTGGGCGCGGTATCAGGGCGCTGTTACGCCGATAAAATGCCGCTGGTTTATGAACGGTGCTTTTGACGCGGACAACGATAAGGCGTTCGGCATGGCCGAAGACGGTGTTTCATTCTCCGCAAATGGCAATTCCGCGACGATTGACCCGTCAATTCCAACGCACAAATTCCGTATTCCCGTCGGCACGTACTGCAAAGACATCCAGCTTGAGTTTTACAGCATCGACGCGCACGAAAGTTGGAACATTCTACAGGCCGCAATCGTGCTTAATCCAGACATGTCCTTTGACCAGAGGCGGCGCTAATGGACCAGAACGCACCCACGCAGCAGACAATGATGCGTGTCGTTCTCATGGGATACGACGACGCAAACAATCTCGTGCCCGTGAAAATGTCCGGCGATTCGGGCGGCTTTGCTGCATCCGATGCAACGATTTCACTTGGTACCGATCCGGTTCAGGTTGTACCGATTTACAAGCCCCGGCTGGCTGGCGGCGGCTTGAGCGCTACGCCAGAAACGATCTTTACGGCCACAACGCCCACTGTCGAGGTGAAGGTCTACATTGCGTGCTTGTCCGCCGCAACAGTCACAATTCAGCACGTTCCAAGCGGACAATCTGCTGGAACAACCTACGCGCTCATGTATCAATATTCGATGACAGCGGGGGAGACTCTGGTTCTTCCAATACCAAAGATCGAAACCGGGGACACTATTGTTGCCGATGTTTCGTCGATAAGCGGGTTTACGTTCACTATCTACGGAGCGGAACTGTAATGAACGACGAAACAGCCCGCATGATTACGGCAAACGCCCCGCGCATTCGCGGTAATGAAGCGATCAAGAAAAACTCCATCACGTTTGACCGCATTCAGCAGACATCCGCCAGCAGGCTCGTGGGCCGCAGGTCAACAAGCGCGGGAGATATCGAAGCCCTTACCGTGAGCGGCGGTATTGAGTTCACGGGCGGCGGCACCGGCATTCAAACCGGCGCTTTTACCGGCGACGTGACCAAATCCGCAGGCGACACAGTGCAAACCATCGCCGCCGGCGCTGTCACGCTTTCGAAAATGGCTAATATCGCGACGGACAAACTTATTGGACGCGATACGGCAGGAACGGGTGTCCCGGAAGCACTGAGCGCCAGCGGCGGTATTGAGTTTACGGGCGCGGGCGGCATTCAGAGAAGCGCAATCACCGGCGATGTTTCTGTGCCAGCCGGAAGCAATACAGCCACGCTTGCGACGGTCACCGTCGGCAAAGGCGGCACGGGGTTGACGACACTCACCAGCGGCGCGCTGCTCACTGGCAACGGCGCGGGAAATGTAGTACCCGTTGGTCCCGGCACAACCGGACAAATCCCGATCAGCAACGGCGCAACCATCGCCATGACGACGATGGGAACAGATGCGACGATTAACAGTGCTGGCGCGCTGACAATTGCCAACAATGCCGTGACGTTTGCAAAACAGGCCGATGTAGCCACTGACGTTCTTATCGGCCGCGATACGGTCGGCACGGGCGACCCTGAAACCCTGACGGTGGGTGGCGGAATTGAGTTCACCGGTAGCGGCGGCATCCGCACCACGGCATTTACGGGCGACGTGACGAAAACAGCGGGCGGCACCGCACTAACGATTGCCGCGAACGCCGTCACGAACACGATGATTCGCGACGGCGGCGCATGTTCTGTAATTGGACGCTCTGCTAATTCCACAGGCGATCCGGCAGACATTTCGGCGGCGACGAACGGGACGATCCTTTGCCGCCGAGCTGACGCGCTTTCGTTTGCTTCACCGATGCAGTATTCGACAAAATCGGCAGACTACACCGTCATTGCAACCGACAATGCCAGCGTAATAACCGTCTCCGCCAGTGCTTTAAGCAGAACGATTACACTCACCACTGCGGCTACGCTTGCCAGCGGGTTCACAGTCACAATTAAGCGCATAGATTCGAACGTTGCGAATACGGTAACGATTGACCCTAACGCTTCGGAGACAATCGACGGCGCACTAACTCTTGTTCTTCGCGCTCAATATCAGAGCGTGACGCTAATCTGTGACGGCTCAAACTGGCATATCGTTTCGTGGGGCGTGGCGAATGGAACGTATTCGCCGGTTCTGTCTGGAGGCACGACGCCGGGTACGCCTACGTATACGACGCAGCTTGGGCGCTATTCGCTCAACGGAAAAACCTGTACGTATTGGATCACACTAACGACCAGTGGCCTTTCGACGGCGGCGGGTAATGTTCAGATTTCCTTGCCGTTTACGGCATCCACGGCGTCCGGGTTCTTCTGGGTTGGCTCTAGCGGCAACGCAAATGTGAATCTAAACGCAGGCGGCGGCTATTATTATCAAGTTCCTATTGTTTCCAGCGCGGCCACAAACCTGCTACTCTATCAGGTGGGCGATAATAATGCTCAAACGGTCCTGCAAATAACGGACCTTGCGACAGTTACGGGGTTCGTGATGTCCGGCAGCTACGAGGTGACGTAACGGCTAAACCCTCAAAATGAAACGTAGATTCGGGATGCTTTGTGCGGTAAAGTAAACTTGGAGGATGGATCATGGCAATTCTTTCGACGCATCCGGCGGACGTGATTTCCCGCGCAAAGACCTACATGGGATATTACGAGCCGGAAATCAAGAAGCAGAAGGCTGCGAAATCGACAGAAGAATCGAACTCGCAGATGTACAGCGAAAAAATCAATTCACTTCTGGGCGGCGGGTCACTGCGGCCAAAAGAATCCATCGAAGCCGACATTAACGCTGGCACGGAAGAAATCGAATCGGGGCGCATGGACGCACAGCGCGATATCGAATCGCGTGCGGCGGCAATGGGCTTTGGCTCGTCCGGCGCGCTGGACGCGGCGAAAACCAAACTGAACACCGAGGCCAGCGGCATGAAAGCAAACCTTGCGCGTGACGTGCGCAATCAGGCCGCGAAAGACTCGCAGCAGGCCCAGCTTGCCGCGCTGGGTTTCGCACGGGCGGATAAAACCGAATCCGGCAGCGAAAACGGCCTTGAAGCGATGCTGAACAAAATCAGCAGCAAGGGCGGCGGCGTACAGGCAGCGCCGCGCACTACCGGAGCAGGTCCGCAGGTTGTGGGCGACGGCGCTGGCGCAATGGCTGTGGCGGAAGCGAACAAACAGCGCGCCGAGAATCAATTGAGGCAGGGCGGCGGACAGAACAAAACGGCCACGCAGTACGACGACGACATCAAAAAGGGCCAAGCAATCGATCAGGCTAAGCGCGGCACAGTGAAACGCTAAGGAGACATCATGCCGATACTTGAACGTGAAGCACCAGCGGATACGGATTCTGTCGCCAAGCGCGTGCGCTCGCTGCTGGGATACGCCAATCCATACGCAGAACTTGCCTCCCGCGTGCTGGTGCCTAAAGACCGCAACGACCCCACGCGCTCCGGGCTGGACAGCGCAACGGATGCCGTGCGAGGGCTGACGCAAAAGGCCTTGTACGCCGCGCCGGGTGCGCAATCGCTTTCCGACGCCGTGGACGTGGCGAAACCCGCGCTGCGTGCGCCGGTCGAAGCCGGTAACGCGGCACTGCGGAAAATCATGGGCGATGCGCCGAAGATTCAGGAATCCGAGCCGCTGGCCGCGCGCAGCGATTCCCCGCCGCCGTTTGCGCGCTCCAACGCTGGCGACCGCGAAGCCGCCGAAGCCGCAGAGTACCAGCAGCGCGCCGCACAGCGCTACATCCCGCCGGTTCAGGAAGAGGAGTCCCCGGAATTTGCGCTCACCGCAACGCCGGTTATCGCTGCATCCGCTCCGGCACGCACGCCCGACGATGAACTGGAGGCGCTGGGTATTCGCGGCCCCGCCGTCGGTGGCGTCGCGGCTGGCGTGGTGGATGATTTGGGTGAGGGCTCTCTGGCCAGCGCCCGAAAGCCCGCGCCTGAAATCCCGGACGAACCCGCCAAAGCGCGCTTCGAGGATAAGCCGTGGTTTGTTAAGGACGGCGAAGGAAACATCCTGCGCGAAGGCATGTTGACGGCTGAACAGCAGGAGCGCGCCGCCGCGTTCAAGGAAGAGAATCAGCCCCGCGAACTGACACCAAAAGAGCGCATGGACATGCAGCGCAAAACGCTGGCGGGCGCGGGAATCTCAATGGAACAGAAAGCGGCCAGCGACCGCGAGCAGCGCCAGCTTCGCGAGCTGCCGGAACTGCGACGGCAGCAGTCCGCCGCATGGGGGGAAAATCTGCGCACGTACCAGACTTCGACGGACCCGATGGAGCGCTTCCGGGCCGCACAGCAGCTTGAGGATTTAGCGCAACAGAGCGGCAACCCGCAGGCGATTGAAGCCGCAACGAAAAACGTGAAGCGCATGCAAAATGACCCGTACTTCGTGCGTGATTACAACCGCGCCGCAGCGCAGGCAAACATGGAAGCACAGCGGGCCGCCGCCGAAGCCGAACTGTCGGTGCGGCAGGCCGAAGCCGACGGCAAGCTCGGTCTGGAGCGCGAAAAACTCCAGCTAGAACGCGACAAAATCGCCGCCGCCGAACGCTCCGACGAAAAGAAATTCGGCGTCGAGGAGCGCCGCCGCAAAGAAGACAAGGAGTTTCAGGCTCAGCAGTCCGCGCTTGCCGACGACCGCGCCCGCGACCTGAAAAAACAGACAATCGACGCTGTTTTTCAACGCGAGAACAACAAAGAGGCGGCAATGGATGTGGAGCGACTGCATAACGCCCCGCGTGACGCTGGCGCAAAGGCGGTGCAGGATGGAATCGCTCGTTTGAAGGAAGAGCTGGGCATCAAGGGCAAGCTG